CCCCCCAAACAAAAACAAGAGGCTCAAAAACCTTTATTTCAGAGACTCGCCCTCCATTTTCCATAGTGCAGAAAAAAAAAGCTAGCGGGAAATTGAGGCCGAGATTACTCTCGACCTCTATAGGCTTAAATTCTTTAGTTATGAGTTTAGGCTAAATAGAAAAACCGATTCGAGTCGCAAGCTCATATGAATCGGTTTAGGGACAGTACAGTTATGTGATCCGAATATAACAATAGATCACATTTTCTGTCTACCGTCTCCTGCAAGAAAAACAACTTTTGTCAAAGGAGCCGTATGGCTAACGCAACTTCACACAGCTTCAACGTAGACTTAGCAACAAAGTACGGCGTTCACGAAGCCATAATTCTTAATCATATCATGCACTGGATCGCTTTTAACGAACGGGCGAAGAAGAACTTTCATGAAGGAAAGTATTGGATGTATGAAACGCTGAAGGATATGGCAAATCATTTCCCCTATTTCTCTTTTAAGCAAGTTCGTACGGCTTTGGACAACCTAGTTAAGAAAGGGGCAATCATCAAAAGCAACTTCAGTAAAAATAAATTTGACGTGACTATCTGGTATGCCCTAGAGGACAAATGCATTTTACCAAATGGGCAAATCCCATTTGCCCAAATGGGCAAATGTATAAATAAGGAAACAGATACTGAAACAGATACAGAAAAGAAAAGAACAGCGAAGGCGGAAGCTGGCGCTTCCGTGTCGGACGCTGCGCGCCGACTTGTTAATATTTTTATTGAAAAAATCAAAGAGCGAGACCCGAATTTCAAGGAACCCAACCTCAAGAAGTGGGCTCTCGTCTTTGACCGTATGCATCGCATAGACGGAAGAAGCTATGAAGAGATCGAAAAGCTCCTCCTCTTCTCTCAAGGCCATGAGTTCTGGTCGGGCGTAATCCTAAGCCCCGAATCGTTCCGCAAAGCTACAAGCAAGCTATTTATGCAATACAACGCCGCCATTGCCAAAACTCAACCCGAAACGCGTAAAGAGTCCAAGTGGAAAGAAAACGCAGCCTACGCCAAGGAAATGGCCTCCCTTGACGAAGACAGAATTTTCGTAGACGAAACCACTATAACCATCGTAATCAATCGAAACAGAAAGGAAAACTGCGTTATCCCCTTCAACGAGGAAGGATTCCACGAACAGCTAGGCTCTGCTCTTAGAAAGGCTGGTATCATATGAACGAGAAAGCCGAATCAATCCCAATTCTCAAAGAACCTCACCCTCTCTATTACCACTTTCTAAAATTCAAAAAGAAAATTTTTGAAAATGAGCAAATACCTGTTTCTAAAGATTTTAACCTCTATGTCAACCCTCATCATTTGGACTTTCAAGTCAAAAAAGGCCATGGAGATGTACGCTCTTATGATGATCCTCAATTAGCTGATCTTGTCTGGTGCTTCGTATATCTAATTAATGAATATTCTACGTATGATAACTATCATTATCATTTAATGAATGATTTTTATAAGTTTTATAAACCACAAAGAAGCACATATAAAAGATATTGACCCAAATACCACCCTCGCTTAACATCCAATTGCCAACTGAATCTAGCTGGTGTAACGTTTGGGGGGACTGTATGCCCCCCTATTTAGGTTCCATATGCCAATCAAAAAAGGCTCCTCTAAGAAGACAATAAGCAGCAACGTCAGCAAGCTTTCGAAAGAAGGGTACCCCCAAAAGCAAGCGATCGCAATCGCTCTCAGCTCCGCAGGTAAAAGTAAGAAAAAAAGAAGTCCAAAGAAACGTTGAAAACGTAGGCCAGTTGCCGCCTCTCCTTATCCGTCGGAAGCTCGTCGCCACGCTCTAGACACTGATAGCGGTACATAGTCATATGCGCCCTCCTAGCAGTCTCCCTCTGCGTCAAATTCATCTGCTCTCTGAATCGCTGCAACTGCTTAGAAAAATGTGTGACTTTACGTATGTGAGGTTTCCCCATCGACTTGGGAAACTATTTTAATCGGCACAGCGTTTAAATCAAGCTCGTCCACAAATTGAGACAAAAGGTCGAAGTCCAATGCGGGGAAATCAACCTCTCGATTTACCCAAATCGGCTCTCCCTCTATCTCCAGAGGCTTCTTGATCGCATAGTACAGCAAATTCCCCCGCCGATCCTCCTCCGTCACGCTGTAATAAAGAGCCCCATTCGGTACCGTCGCCGTAAACTCGAGAGTCCGTTTAGAATTATCATTTAACATTATCTCCATGCTATGCTTTAAGTGCTTAAGTATCATGGTCATTCATTTACCCATTAATTTCTTGAGTGTGGATTGTTCTATAAGTGTTCTATGTATTTAATTTTTTAATGGCTTTCTCTAACGATTTACCGATTAAACCCCCACCAATGTTTTTGCTTGTTTTGTTGATTCAAACGTATTGATGGTTACCCATGGCCCATACGCAATCAAAATATCTCCTTCGTCCTTAGCTTTTGTTGTGGCTAGGCGAGCATGCCCTTTGAATCGTGGATATTTAGAAATAAACTGTTTGTATGCATCATTAGCGTCTGAAAACCATGAGCTAAACACGTATTTTTCTGCTGCTGTATAGCCTGTGATTGAGAAAATTGTCTTCATTTTAGTCTCCTTGTTTTTGTTATGGATTTAGCATAACAGAATTCGGCAATATCGCACAACAGGAAAAAATCATAGACCGTGAAAAAAAATAACATTATATATATAGATATGGTTGAAATCGTCCTACACAGGAAACCAGTTGCATTAAAACGCCCCCGTTTCGTAAGAAGGGGAATCGGCGTCGATGTAATCAATTCACAAAAGCAGCAGATGAACGCGGACTATTGGGACATTCGGGAACAATATATAGATCCCCCATTATCGGGGGCGCTAGACGTTGACCTAGAGTTTGTATTCGCCTCTAAAAAAGCAGGTCCGCGAACGGAACGCCCCGATATAGACAACCTAGTGAAATACATTCTAGACGTTGCAAATGGCCTCTTGTGGACAGATGACTCGATCGTAGTTAAACTATCAGCAACAAAATTCAATGGTAAACACAATCAGATAACGATCAAAGTAAGGGAAATTGACCATGAGCGAAGCACCACGCCGCCCGGGACGGCCAAAGAAAGAGGAAGCCCAACCAGAAAAAAGACGAATGGGCCGCCCTCCTAAAAATGATCCTATGTACATGAATCACAAAGAGCGGCACCAAATGTTTGCTGACACGTCGAAGTGTTGGAAGCTCACGGAAGAATACGCGCTAGAAGTCTGTGAAAAAATGTTTCACATGATTATGACGGATGAAAGCATACTCGATATCAAAGAAATGCTCACGCGCCAGTGTCTTCCGCAATCCTCATATCTCAAGCTCAGAGAAAATTTCAAGGTGGCCTCTGATTTCCATAGTCTTGCTAAAACGATCATTGGGGCTAGGCGTGAGAAGCTTGCGCTTCACGGCAAAATTGATAGCACTATTGTAGGCAGAACGTTGCAGCATTTTGACGCGGATTATCTTGCAACCGAGATGTCAATCAAGAAGACAGCTTCCGAGCAGTCCGCCGAGTTCATCCAGCAGATGGGCGAGTTTATCCAGAAGATTCAAGCGAGCACAAACAACAAGTTGCCCTATAAGAAAAAATGACGGACATTTCCTCTCTTCTTGATGACCCTCTTGTTAGGCTGGAAAACCTATATCGCATCGTCGATAAAAACGGAAAACTCATAGATTTTCGTCTCAATTGGGCGCAGCGAGAGCTTTACCACGAGATGCACAACCGCAATTGCGTGCTCAAAGCTAGACAGCTTGGAATATCGACGTTCTATTGCCTCGTCTTGCTTGACCTTGCGCTGTTCACGCCCAACCAGACGATAGGAATCATCTCTCACTCTCTAGAGGGTGCGCAGCATCTATTCAAACGCGTCATACACGCAGCCTATGAAGGATTGCCCGAGCCGATAAAGGCTCTCTGTCCCGTGGTGAATATGTCCGCTAGAGAGATCTCATTTACCAACGGCTCCTCTATTCGTTGCGATACCACCATGCGAGGGGGAACGCTTTCCGCTCTCATGATCTCAGAGCTTGGGCCGATTTGCGCAAGGTACCCTGCAAAGGCGCAGGAGATCATTACGGGCTCTTTGAACGCACTACCTACCGATGCACTCTGCATCATTGAAAGCACGGCTGAGGGCGTTGGAAACGCGTTCCATACGATCTGCAAGCAGGCTCAGAAGAAGACGCAAAACCTATCCCCTCTCGACTTCAAGTTTTTCTTCCTTCCATGGCACAAGCACCCCGACTATTTCCTAGATTACCACATCATTATACCGCGCTATCTCGATGAGTATTTCAGATCGCTAGAATCTCTAGGCGTTCACCTAACCGAATCGCAGAAATACTGGTATGTCAATCAATGGACAATTTTGGGCGAGTCGATGCGCTCAGAGTATCCTTCGTTTCCCGATGAGGCGTTTGAAGTTTCATCTATAGCTAACTTCTACACGAAAGAGCTGATGGATATCGAGAAAAACCGCTATACGCACGTTCCCTATCAGAAGCATTTGCCTTGCTACATAAGTTTAGATATCGGCGTTCATACGGCAGCGTGGATTTATCAAGTTCTACCCTCTGGACAGATCCACGTTCTCGATCACTTTTTCGACGTAGGCAGCTCATTCGACGAGATCGTTCGGCAGATCAAGAACTTACCCTATATCATTGAGAAATGGTATTTGCCTCACGATGCAGACTCAAGGCAGCCGGGAGGCGGAAAGACCTACCTGCAGCTTCTGCAAGCATTTGGACTCAATTGTGTAGTTCTTCCCCGTGAGTCTATCGACATAGGAATAAACCGAGTCCGTCAATGTCTATCGCGCTGCTACTTTGACTCGACTCACACGGCAGACGGATTTGAGCATCTGAAGCAGTACAAGAGGAAATACAATGCTCGTTTGGGAATGTACGGAAGCGAGCCCGAACATGATTTTTATAGTCATAGCGCAGATTCGTTACGTTATGGAATTCTTGCAACAGAACTCTACGCCGACTCGACCAAAAAGAATACCGCTTTAGACCACCAAAACCTAAAAGCGATGGCTCGTCATTTAAAGTTTTAAGTAAGTGTTGCTTAAAAATTTAAGTAAAGCTAACTTTAGCTCATGAACTTCTTGAAACGCTCCCCCGACGCTGAACTAATCCGCATTGTCAATACGCTTTCAGAGATGGAAGCATCCGCAGAAATTAAAGAGTGGACTCCTGCACGTTGCCGCATCGTCCATGGCCTTTGCAAGATGATCGTCGATCTCTCGTTAGACATCCGAGATAAAACGGCAGGTCATTTCAAAATGCTCGACGATGATTGCTGTTTTGGGACAACAGATGTGGATTAAATTATTTGATATACTACCAGCTCACAATCAAATCTGTCTCGTAACGGCTCGTAAACCCAACGGCGAATACTACGTACCTCAACGCGCCCAATACTCAGAAGTTACGCAAATGTTTCATGCTCTAGATCTTACGGAAGGGTATCCCCTTTATGTGACGGACTGGATGCAAGTTATTGAGGTTCCAACTCACCACAAAAAAACATTTTGCCCAGAAATAGCAAATTAAATTACTAAATGGTATTTTAGCGGAAATGGCGAGCGAAGACGAAGTCAAGCAAGATTATAACAAATTTTGGATCTATGCAAAATCCGCATGGTCGCTCATGTGGGAACGTCAATCAGTTGCACTTCGTGCTTACGCTGGTGAGTCATGGCGCTTCGACGAGCAAACGAAGTTCCGCCAGCAGGGCAGGGACTCTCTCGAGTTCAACATTCTCCGCCCTCACATCAACATGTTTTCCGGCTACGCCCGCGATAACATCAAGTCGACGATCATCGGCCCACAGGAGCCCCAAGACCAGCAAGCAGCCGACGATCTAACAGGAGTCATGCAATGGGTCTACGAGAAAGGCGATGCGCGGAATCGCCTCCTAAACGGGTTTGACGATGCGCTCAAATCGGCGATCTCTCTCGTTGGCTTTTCGATGGACTACACGAAAGACATGGCGAATGGTGACTTTCAGTTTTGGAAGCGGTCATATAATTCATTTTGCCTAGATCCCAACTTTACCGACCCATCACTAGCCGACTGTTCGGAAATTCTCATGCGTGACTTTGTGACACGCGACCAAGCGAAGATGCTTCTTCCGATGGTTGACCCAAAGGTGATTGATGACGTTCCCTCCTACGTTGCCGATGACAAGTTTGTACTCCTTCGTCCCCGCAACATGCTTTGGCAAACCCGCAATCTCCTCTCATTCGATAGCTACTATCGCCAGACAACCAAGCGCGTCAAAGTCCTAATCGATGAAGACACAGGCGAAGCGCGTGAGATGCGCGACTCTAAGATTGACATCGAAGGCCTAGAGCAGTTCTTGAAAGAGCAGTACGCAGCGACAGGGCAGCGCTTTAAAGTTGTAGAGCGCAGCAAGCCGACCATCGAGAAAAATATCATCCTTTCGGGCGTTGTAGTCTATTCGGGGCCAGATCCCACAGGGCTAGACGAGTATCCATTCGTCCCGATCATGTGCTACTTTGAGCCTCAGCTAGACGATTTCGCGATTAAGCTCACCTCTATGGGCTGGTCGCTACTCGACGCTCAGAGGACATTCAACAAGCGCCAGATGCGAAACATCGACATGATGGATCGCCTCATTACGTCCGGTTTTGCGTTTAAGCCGTCTAAGCTCATCGACACGAAAGACCTGCTTTCAAGCGGATTCCAGCTCATCGGTATGACTGATGACGCAGAGTTTGGCCGTGACGTTGTTCCCCTCTCTCAAGGAACGCTTCCCGGCGGATGGCTTGAGTTTACCGCAGAGATCCCCGGCCTAATGACACGCATTGCAGGCGCTAACGAAACGTTATTTGGTCAAGACGAAGGCGGAAATACCCAAGTATCCGGACGTCTTGCTCAAGTGAGAGCAGCTAACGGTCTACGTGCAAACCGCGCTCTATTTGACCAGTTCGAACAAGCGCAGATGTGGCTTGGAAACAAAGTCATGAAGGCGATTCAGCTAAACTTCGATGAGCGCAAATTTGCCAAGATCCTTGGAAGACAGCCAGACCCATCAGTATTTGACGTGTCGATGGATCGCTACAACACAGTCATTAAGCAAGACGTTTTGAGCCAGACTCAGAAAGATGCGTACTACTTCGAGCTTCTCCGTCTCGTTGAAATCCTTGGGCCTTCACCACCTATTAATGAAGCCTTAATAGAAGCACTTCCAATGAACGATAAGAGCGACCTTCTCAAGAAGATGGCCGCTTACCAGCAGCAACAACAGCAGCAGGCTCAAGTTCAGCAGCAAGACCAAGACCGTCTTCGCGAGCTGCAAGAGTCGCAGATAGAACAGAACTTAAGCTTAGCTCAAGAGAGACGCGCACGCGTTCTTGCCGACATAGGACTTGCAAGAGAGCGCCTATCTCAAGTAGATGCAGATAGAGCTAAAGCACAGCTAGATAGGGTGAAAGCCCTCGCAGAACTTCAAAAGCTCTCTGATGATAGGTTGATTGAACTCGTTATGTTTGCAAGGTCTTTAACGGCCGAAGCAGAGGTAAAGGATGAAGCGACACTTCTCAGAGATCTCGAGAAAGAAAAACAAATGGCCGTACAAAGCGGCCAATTAAAAAATGAGGTGAACAATGGCCAAATCATACAAGGGCAATGATGTTCGCAGCGCAGGCAAAGGCTACGGGGATCAAAACCCGGGCTATGCTCGCGGTATGTACTCTGTAAAATCAACAGAGTCTCCCGCACCAGTACCAATGAAAGGTTCTCAGTTGAACCTCTCCTCTCCGGTACAAGGACGCGATGCGGCTAAAGTAAAAGGAATGGGAAAGGTAGAAAGCAAACGTGAAGACCTCCGCGGGATGGCAAGCTAAGGGAAACCTTGTCTTACCAAAATCAGTCATCGAGAAGGGCAGAGACGATAAAGAGACACTGCTCGCACGTTTTCAGGAGTCGCTAGATGATTTTCTAACGCGACATGAAAACATGAGAGAGCCGTATTTCTTGTTCTACAAAGCCAAGTTCGATGGCCGCGACGGGTCGATATGTAGGCAGGCTTTTACAATCTACAAAGATCGAAAGCCTCCTTTCGTCCAGAACTCTTGCGTCTACTTCGTCGATAATTCTAGAGGTCTGTATGTGATGCTCTGGATGGTCGATGAGAGAGCAAAAGTGATATTCAATACCGAAGGCGTCCAACAACTCAAGGGCATTCTTCGCAGTAGCGCCACCGGCTAACAATCGGGTGTAAAACAATTGAGTTAGTGTCTCCAACTATAAGGGTGTTATGACAGACGAAAATACCGTGGCGCAAGAAGTCACAAACGAGCTTGTTCAAGAGGCTCCTGCACAAGAGCAGGCGACTCAAGAGCAGCCGCAGGAAAGAACAGTTCCACTATCTGCACTAGAAGCAGAAAGGAAAAAAAGGCAAGAAGCGGAACTTCGAGCTTTTTACGCAGAGCAACAGAGGACGGCGCAGCCGCCTCAGCAAAAAGAAGACGATAACGAGGACGATTATACACGACAGTTGAAGGCCTCTTTGCTGAGTAAGATCAAAGAAGAGAACCGTCGCGATCGTGAACAAGAGTTTTTAAGACGTAATCCGGATGCTGTCTCTCGTATAGAAGCCGAACTCCCAGAAATATTGAAAAAACGCCCCTCACTTGCTTATGCGATTCAAAACGCAGACAACAAGTATGAGGAGGCTATGGCAATAATTGAGGATTACTCTACGAGGAAAAACGACACTCAGAAGAGAATCGAGGCGAATAGCATGAAGCCCGGAACTCCCACAGGAGCCGCGAAAGCAGCGAAAATGGGAAAGGCCGAGATGATTGCTAATATGAATTCGAGCGATTTTCATCAGTGGAGGAAGCAGATTCGTAAGAGGTAATCCATGAGGATTAAACATGGCAGTTACCACCACAACACAATTGAACCCGAACCCGTCGAATTATTTCGACAGAGTTCTTTGGGATCGCGAAAAACGTTTCGACGTTTATAACCTCTTCGGTCAAGTCCGCAGACTTCCGATGAAGAACTCCAAAACGCTTACTGTAAGACGTTTTGACAACCTCGATGACACCCCGGCGGTGCTCACCGAAGGCGTTACACCAGCACTCGAAACCGTAACAAAAGCTGACGTTAATATCGTCATCCAAGAGTTCGGTAAAGTTGTTGCTCTCACAGACCAAGTTATCATTGAAGACCAATCAGACGATGCTAACGAAGTCGCAGACATGCTCTCTCAGAACATGTTTGAGATGCTCGACAAAGTAACACGTAATACACTCGCAGCGACAAGCACCCAATTTGACGCGGTAAACGGTGTAAACGGCCTAACGCCAACAGAAATTACTCTTGCAGATCAGGACGTAGTTGTTGATTGGCTACTTGGTAACAGTGGTAAGCGCTTTACCCCGGATATTCGTGGTACACTCGCTTTCGGTTCTAACCCTGTAGAAGCGGCTTTTTGGGCAATTATCTCTACGGATCTCCGTAAAGACGTTCGTTCATTAGCTCCTTTCTTCCCTGTATCTCAATACCCACGCGACGAAGCTCTTCAATCAGAACTTGGTTCTGTTGACGAAGTACGCTATGTAATGACATCAGCCGGATATAAAACATCAGGCGATCCAGATATCTATTACAACATGTACTTTGCACAAAACGCGTACGGTATCGCAGATATCGACGAAGTCGCAACCGAGATGATTATAAAGCCTCTTGGATGGGGTGAAGACTACCTAAACCAACGTCAAACGATGGGTTGGAAAGGCTTCTTCGGCGCTGCTGTTGTAGTAGACGAATGGATGGCTGTTCTCCGTTGTACAAAGTCTGACGGATAAGGAGAAAAAAAAATGGCAAATTTCAATCTTAACTATACAAATACCTACGCGGGAACGTTCATCGCGACCGGATCGGCAGTGTCTTTATCGCTTCCGTTCGCACCCGATGCACTTTTCCTATACAACTACACCAAATCGGGAACTGCTGGACAGTCTCCGGTTGCAGTGTGGTTTGATGGATTCCCGGCAGGTGACGCGATCGTGATGAAAGTCATCGCGGACAACGGCGCAACAGGCAACCAGAACTTGAACCTTGAGACAACTAACGGCGTAACCGATGCATCTACTGCAGCAGGCGTAACCGCTTCTCAAGTGACAATTACTGGTGCTACAGCCGCTAACCCTTGCGTTATTACAGCAGCATCTCACGGCCTTTCTACTGGTGATCGTATCACCATCACGAAAGTTCTTGGTATGACTGAACTGAACGCGCCAGAGAGAAACCCATATGTTGTAACTGTACTGTCTTCAAGCACTTTCAGCATTGCAGACATCTACGGAAACGACATCAATTCAACTTCCTTCACAGCTTATAGCTCTGGTGGACAGTTGAACAAGACGGGACTAGCGGCAAACTTCGAATACCTTGCACCTACCTATGCGCTTACGCTTGGTACAGCAGTTGCAGGTAACGATTCCGATGTTTTCTACTTCATTGCTTACAGCTTTGGAGCCTTTGAGAACCTAGGCGACGCTGCTAACTTCTAGAATTAAACAATGATGAGGGGGTGAAATGCCCCCTCAAATAGGAAAAAAGATATGGCTAGACCACGAAAGAACTTATTCGAGACTACAAGCGCAGACACTCTCGCAGGAGAGCTTGTGAAGCGCGCTGAACGCGTCAACTTAGAGGATATGCCTCTAGAGAAACCAGACGATTACAGAGCCTACAATGAAGAAGCGAGAAGACAGAAGAAGCAGGTTAAATTCATTCCCGATGACATGTTTCCTAAGACAAAAGTCCGTTTCGTCCGTATGGATGGACAGGCCGGAAACCCCCTTCATGTTAGATGGAGAGACGCAAAGACGCTGATCGACTTCGACCGCACGCTTAAAGATGGCGAAGAAGTTGAGCTTCCCAACGTAGTCATTGATTACCTTAACAACAAAAAGATTCCCAAGTATAAACAAGTCAAGTACCCGGACGGATCGGCAGAGACGGTGCTCTCTCACTACGATCACAGGTTTACTTGCCAAATGGTGCTATAGATGATTACCAAGACGCTGCAAGATTCGCTAGACATCATGAAGAAGGTGATCGGTGAGCAAGGGTCGCAAGATCCCAACGCCTCCGATGATGTGCTATTTGATTACATCGTGGATTTTGTAAGTCTGATCATGCCTCAAGATATAAAGGTGTATGAAAATTACACCTTTTTTGAGTTCGATACCGTCGCCGACCAAGACGAATACCCGATGGGTGTCGCTCCTTTACCTCTTGACACGTTCACGAACTTAGAGCCTCCCGCTTTCATCGGTATTCAAAAGATGTGGTACTACCAAGACCCCAATGCGTTTTATACGAAATGGCCTCTTGATACCACCAATCTTGGAACAGGAAAGCCAACTGACTTGCTCTTTTGGGACAACAAAATAACCCTTCGCACCGTCCCTAATGACGTTTACACAATCCGCATCGTAGGCTACAAACAGAAGGGCGACGTTGACGAACACACCGACAACATCTATGAGGCTTACTGGTGGAGATATATCGCCTACGGGGCTGCAATTGATTGGCTAAGCGACTTTGGACAGATAGAAGAGGCAATGAAAATAGCGCCAGCTTTTGAGCGCTACAGAAGCCTTGTAACACGTAGAACAGCAATACAATACTCAACCCAAGTGCCATACTTGGCCATCTAGGAGACAAAATGCCTTGGAATAATCCCGTTATCAACGGCTCTAACTCAGTATCTTCTAACAAGACACCTCTTAACCAGAACTCAGCCTACATCGAAACGACTCAGCAGGTGGATCACTTCTGGGATAACGGAAACTCAAACTATGACGGCCATCACGATGTCATTGAGTCAATATCTCAATCGGGAACGCCAACGCTTTCAACCGACATGACCTCTGCAATGTGGTCAAAAGACATCGCTCAGCCAGCTAGAGCTACCGACCTTACAGAGCCTTACTATAGAGGAAAGTTCGGAGGAAGCACATTTATCTCTCAGTTCGGACTTGTGCGTGCTATGGTCAATTTTGATGGCCGTGGAACGAACGGAGCTGCAACGGTAAACTACAGCTATAATGTGTCCGGTGTTTCTCGTACAGGGACAGGAGTATATGTTGTAACCTTTACAACAGCGCTTCCCTCTGCTTCCTATGTTCCATGTCTTTTCAGCTTTAAATCCGGAAACAAACTATCTCCTTACACAGAGACAGCCTTTGCAACTGGAACTTTTACGATTAAAAATGCCGACTTCAACACAGGTTCAGAAACAGACCCAACCGTTTGCACATTGGTAATTTTCGGTGGATAGATACCTGATAGCTAACTATGGAACGGGTCAAGATAAAGAGCGCGAGCCGTGGCTTCTTCCGAAGGATGCTTTCACTACTTTGACCAATGGCTATACATATAGAGGTGTCCTTCAGCCAAGGAAAGGGATTTCTGAACTTGGAAAGCTGAAGTGCATGACTGCTGTTGCGACTGTCAACAACACGGGCGTTTTGCCAGCTGTAGCATTAACGGGTCTTACTCTTCCATCTAGGGGTTCTATCCGCATTGTGGACGCTTCAGGAGCTTTCCTAGTCATCATTGGAGATGACAATACTTTCGAAGGTGACTTCGTAGCAGCTTCCGATGCGATCGACAGAGTCGCAGGTACCATCTCTTTTACTTGGGACGGAGCGGCAACAGATGACCCAACGATCCAGTATCAAGAAGAGTGTGACGATCCAGTCATGGGTCTTTTCAATTACGTAGCAAATGACAACTCTAGAACTTCTATAGGGATGAACACCGACTATGTTAGCAAATATCGTTCTGGTACAAACGATTATGTTGTCCTTTCTTTTAGTGCTGCTGCTGGTGCTGCTGCACTTAGTGGTGATGAGACAGATTTCTTTTCAGGGTGTATGTACCCCGACGCTGATGGAAATCCGCGCCTTGTGTTCGTCAATAACGTCAATGTCCCGCTCTTTTATAGCGAAAGCGTTTCATCTTCTACGATATTTAAATATAACAACACTACAGACAACCCGGACTATCAAGCTCCTGCTGCTGGTATTGGCGGTGAAATTGTCTCAGCACTTCACATATTTTACTTTGGTGAGAGACTTGTTTTTATAAAGCCTCAGCTCACAACAAGAAGCTACTCAACGGGATATCTTTATAGCGCCATCAACGATGCTTCGGGAACTGGAGATAAGTTCAACTCGCCGGGTGCAGGTCTAAACATATTGCCCGATGAAACACCCATCACAGGCGCAACCCTGATGGGCGACCGTCTGATAATCTTCACTCAAAGGAACATTTGGGAGGTTACATCAACCCAAAACGCAGATCTTCCTTTCCGCCAGCGTCGCATCATGGATTCCGATTTTGACATGACGACGGGCGCATATTCAGTCATTAATAATCTTGGCCTCGTCTATGGATTTGGATTTTGGGGGCTGTTTGCATCGGACGGCAGGCAGTCTCAGAGATTTGACAACAAGCTACCTTTCTTCACACGTAACGAAGTCTTTTCAGACAAAATACCCCTATCTAATGCGGGTTCTGTCCAAGAAGCGTCTCAACTATGGTGGACTTATCCATCTAATGAAGTTGAGGAAGCGGTAGACTTTTGCGATAGGGTTCTTACCTACAACTTTGAAGAGTCTTCCTTTTCGCAATATGACCTACCATTGACCACTTTCGGAGACTTTAGGCAACTGGATTATGTCCCGTGGGACGATGTTAACGAGAACTATGGCCCGGGGTTTGAGCATTGGGCCGAGTGGGATACAACAGACGAGATTTGGGACTCTTGGCTATGGGATTCAGGCTCCTATACCTCTATTGCAGGCGACCAGCTAGGAAACGTCTATCTTCTTGAGTCTGGAACAAATGACTGGACAGCGACTATTACAGGTATCACGGCAGCCAATCCAGCGGTGATTACTGTGGACTCAGTTTTCATGTTCAAAGTGGGCGATTGTCTACGTATAAGCGATGTTACAGGCTACGAGGTAGATAGCGAGTCAATTGTCAATGGTCTTACATTCACAGTCACAGCAGTAGGCGCGACAACTCTAACGATCAACCTAGACGGTTCGGCAGCCTCTGCTTACACGTCTGGAGGGTATCTATCACGCCTCTACAATTTCAAATGTCTCACCAAGGACTTGAACCCATATGCTGAGCAAAACCAGCGCTGCAGGCTTCTAAAGCTTTGGTTTTATGTCGATGCGAACACCGACAACTTCCTTCTAGACTTCTACAAAGATGATATGGATCAGCCCTACCGAATCGACGTTGTTCTAGATACCTCAGACGATCGTGAGCAGATCTCTAAAAAATGGGTGCCTATATCGGTTGGAACGATCGGCAGCTTCCACCGCGTAGGTATCCGCCAAGAGTGCATTCAGAATCCCGGTAAGATTCACGCTATGATGATGATGACTACACCATCGGGGAGACTCTACTAATGGGAATTGTCAATGAAGACCTGAACCTTGGAGCCGTAGACGACTCGCTAGAAAAACCTGTATTAGATCAGTTCACTACGTTATATAATAATCTAGAGGATCAGTGGAACCAGCAAGCGATTGAGATCAACGTAAAGGCGGACGTTGTTCTAACAGACAGAGCGCCAGCAGCGACAGATATAAGGCAACGTGGCACGATCTGGATCGACACAACCACAGACGAAGCATGGCTTGCAACGTCGAAAAGTTCGCCCACTAACGTAACGTGGAGCCAATTCTTACCTTAAGGAACGATATGCAATTTTTACCCTTAGCACTTCAAGCAGCTTCTCTAGGAGCGCAATATTTAGGAAGAAATAAACAGCCGGATCAATTTTCGACCGTCAACCCTCAGCAACAAGAATTACTTCAGCAGCTTCTTTCTGGTGTGCAGGGCCAAGGTGGGTCTTTCGGCTATCTGAATCCCCAGACGCAGTCGCAGAACTTCCAGCAATATGTCGCTGATCCCACGATGCAGCGCTTCATGAATAGAACAGTTCCCGGAATCCAGCAAAAATATGCAGGAATCGGACAGCTTAGAGGTACTAATGCGGGCGACGATATTCTTCGTTCAGGCGCAGACATTGAAAGCGAGCTAGCAAGATTGCAATTTCAGGCAATGCAGGGATCGCAGGAGCAGGGTTTACAAGCAGCTCTAGGGCTTCTAAACAAGCCTCTATTCAACCAGAACCTAACACCTGAATCAGATCCTCTCAATGACATCCTGAAGGGCTTTTCAAGCGGTTTGCCTAACTCTCTCACTCAGCTTCTCAGTCAGTTTACAAGGCCATCAGGCGGCGGAATGTCACAACCTAATCAAACCACGGTGGGATAATGTTTTTCCAAAGACCACAAGATCCATTTTACCAGAATCTAGGCGCTGGTTTCGCTCAAGGACTGAATCAGGTTACGCAGCAGAACCAAGAGCAAGAGGCGATAAACCGCATCCTACAGCAGCAGCAACAAGGGGGCGACTATCTTACCTCTATCCTGCAGAGCTATCTTCCTCAAGAGAAAAAGACGCAACTCTTGTCAGACGTAGGCCAGTATCAGCAGCGTCAAGGCGACACAGCAGCTAAGTTTGCAGAGATTCAAAGAAAACAACAGGAATCTCAAGCGAAGCTTCAGCAAGAGCAAACGACATCACAAGCTCAGGACAAATTCCTTGAGAGTATGGGTTATGACACAGAGACTATTAAGAATCTTGACCCTGTTACCAAGCGCTCTATCATTGGAAACGTGACGAAGAAAGAAGAAAACTCACCTTCTAATGTTGTAGCAGGGGAGCTTCTTAAGAAAGATCTAACGTCATATGACTCAGCAGTAAACGAAGCTAATCGCGGACAAAAGATCATTGATTTAGCCAATAAGCCTGGAACCTCTGTTGGCTCGATGAGAGGGGCTGTTAGTACTGCTCTTTCTACTATTGGTTTTGATGACTTAGCTAAAGCAGTACAAAACGCAGATGCAGCACAGCTTGAAAGACTCGTTGTTGAAGGCGCTCCAGAGCTTAAGCAGACCTTCGGAGCAAGGGTAACCAACTTTGACTATGACAAATGGCTTTCTGGACAGCCCGGAAGTAAGAGAACGCAAGCCGCAAACGTTGCGCTTGGTATTCTTACCCGTAACAAAGGGCTGATGCAACAAGAGATCTTCAACGAAATTCAGAAGATTGCAGGATTGCCCGGCCAAGAGTTCATTCAAAGACGAGCTGAAATTGTTCAGAATGTCCGCAACAAGTGGGATCAGAAGACAGAGCAAGATCTGATTGAAGCTCAAGGCGGAAAGAAAGAAAGCTCTAAGGACAATTTCAAAGATGCAAATATTGAACTTCTAACGACATTGAAAATTTCTCCTACAAGATATAATTTCAGCGAAAAGGGCGAAATAATTTTGCCTCCTAATGTGCCTGATGAAGAAATTGCAGAGTTTGAAAAACAGGGTTTCAAGATAAAGAAATTGGGTAAGAAGAAATGAATAGCTCAATTTTAAAATACGCTTCTCCAGAAAAAGAAGAAAAGAAGGGTATAGAAAAATACGCTAGTCAACCATCTACACAAGAGGATTCAGGAAATGACATCTTTGCTTCAGAGCATATGCAAGAAGTTGAAAGACGCTTTAGACAAGGTCTTAGGGCTTTTGGGTCTGGATTAGGCGGTCTTCCTAAGATTGTAGCGGATATTCCTCAAACGGCTGCTAATGAGCTTTATAGGCTCTTTGCAGGAGAATATCCCACACCTTCACAACCGGGAACTGCTACTTACGAAACAGCACAGAACTTTGCTAGCCCACTAGATTTTCTACCTACTCCTCAAGACATACAACAATATATTGACGCATCAACAGGCGGTCAATACGCTCCTCAGAACTCTCAAGAGGAATTCGTAAGCCAACTTCTTACGGGCGCGGGAGCGGGTGCACCATTTGGTTTAGCAGGAGCAGCTTTTGGAGCTGGATTTACGCAGCTTGAACCAGCTTTAGATTATATTGGTGCTCCTGAACGTGTCAAAGCAGGTGCAAATTTATTGGCTCAAGCAGCTCCATTCATAGCAAAAGTTCCACGTGGAACAAAATCCCCACAATATAGCGCAGCAAAGCTATCAGCTTATGAGAGAATGGGACTCAATCCATCGACAACACCTCTCTTCACTGAGGAAGCAACATTGAGCCGTGGCCAAAAGACGGCGATGAAGACAAACGTTGCAAAGAGTGCCTTCCAGAAAGATTTGAAAGACATTGGAAAGGGTGCTTCTGAAGGATTTAAATCACTTTCCGAAAAAGTATCATCCAAAACATTCGAAGACCTTAGCAGTCAAGACATCGGATTGCCAATTCCAGAAAGTTTAAAGGGTACGGCTCTTACAGAGATTCAAAACAAAGTTTCCCCTTCCGAATCCGCTCTATCTTCAGCCGATCAAGTTACCTCAGCAATAGACTCAACAATCAAAGGGCTTCGCGACGCAGCAAGAGAGCGCTACCAGTTCGTCGATGAAGTAGCAGGGAATGAAATCATCGACACGGCTCCAGTAGTACGCTCAGCAGCGGCTATTAAACGCCGTCTAGAGCGTCCAGGTGAGTTTAAAGCAGATGTAACCAAGCGAGTGCTTACTAGCGTAGATAACCTCCTAAAAGAGATCGCCTACCCCACATCGGAAGGAAGATTCGTATCTCAAGAGATACCAATCTCAAAAGTCACCGCTCTTAAGCAAGAGATCAACCGCCTACAGAACTTCGACGTTCCCGACCAAGGTCTTAAAAACGAGCTAGGAAGACTTGGACAGGAGATGAATACTCTTGTACGAGAGAAGCTTGCCGAGAATCCAGAGGCACTCGACGCTTACAATACCGCAGAGGCTCTATGGGCCGAGCAGGGTGAGAAGTTCGGCACTAAGTCCCCTTCTGTCTATAAGGCTAGATTCGAGACGAGAGCGCCTGAAGAGATGTTTAATGCTAAGAATCCTTCCGAGATAAGGGATTTTGCCAGAGCTTTAGAAGACACCGAGCAGGGACAGCAAGCTTTCTCCTCTTATTTGAAAGAGGTGATGAAGAGAAACGATAAGGCAAGTGATGTTGACTTTCTCCAAGAGGTTCATCGCGTTGTACCCGAACGTTTCAAAGAAGCCGTCGAAGATCAAATTAAAGTCATAGAGCCAACCTCTGATATTTCGATCAAATCTCGTAGTTTGGACAAGATTCGGCAAGATGTAGTCGAAGGCCTTCGAGTTACTGGAGAGCTACCCAAATACATTTCAGACTACGCAGGAACGCTTAAAGGACGCGATACACTCAGGAAGGCTTTAGGAAACTCACCAGAAGCAAAGCAGGTGCTACAGTCTATAGACAGAGCCTATGTGCAAAAGCTTCTAGACGGGTCGCTAAAGAATGACGGCACTCTAGATGTCAAATCCATTAAAGAACTTGCATCGAACAAGTCTACGCAGCCCGTCTTACGAGAAATAATGGGGCAAGAGGGCGTTCAGTTTATGCAGGACTTGGGAACCATCGCCGAGTCTGTGCATCAGGTACTTGAAAAATATCCCAACATCGAGAAGCCCACCAATACGGCCTTGGATTTTCTTGCTAAGAATGCAATAGGTATATTGTTTGGAGGCAAAGCTAGCAAAGCTCTAGTTGGGACAAAGTTAATAGCTCAAGGTGGAAAAAACGCCTATGCCTCTATTCTCTTGAATAAGAAAGCAAGAGGGGCTATGCGTGATCTTCAGAAAGCTCAAAAAATGCCAGACTCAAAAGCTAAAATAGGACTGATAACAGGTAGCTTGAAGACGATACAAGAGGAATTGGGAGATGAGCTTGAATGATAAATTACTCATCATCTCCAAAGAAACAATCGAAAAAACACCATATATCGATCAAAAATGCAAACATAATAAATTTCCTTGTTTTAGGGTTAAGTTATAAGAAAGGCTAGGGATGCTCCTCATAGGGTGGCCTACGATCCAGTTTCATAATGAGGCAAAAGAAAGCGTAAACCGCTACACATGAAAGAAAAATTAACATGTTAAATCTCCTTGTTTTGTTATGAGACAAGTATAACAAAAAGAACCCAACCCCGTCAATAAGACGAATTATTTTACTGGTTGGCAAATAAAAATTAACCTATAACCTCTAATGGAGGGGGAAAAATGGCTAACAAAAGATTTTATCAAACGCCGGGCGGGATTAAGCAATATAACTTACCTGACCTCGTGCAAGCTCAAGTTGCTCCTACTACATCCGATCGCTATCAAGTTGGTACCCTCTGGGTCAACGAAGCAACAGGTAACGCCTATCAGCTCACCCAATACTCAGGTGGAAACCCCGTTTGGAGCGTTCTTGGCGGTGCGACAGGCGCAGTAGCAACCTTAACAGGTGACTCAGGCGTTGCAACTCCTGTAGCGGGCAACATCAACATTCTCACTGGTGCTAATCTAACAACACTTGGCGCAGCTGATGATGTTACAATCAGCCTAGACACCACAATCAGCGGGCTTACTTCTGTAACCTCTACCTCTTTCGTAACAGGTTCAGCAACTGAAGGAGTGACCTACACAGGCAACTCTATCACTGCAACAGGTTCAGACGCTGCAATCAACCTAGAGCTTACTCCTAAAGGCACAGGCGACGTTAACGTTACAGTAGGCGACCTTGTTGACCTAGCAGGTGACATCATCGCAACAAGAAGTGATGCTGGTGTAGACGTAACACTTGAAGCGACAAACTCAGACAATACAAACGGCGCTTCTAATGCGTTTGTTGAGCTTGCAACTGGTGGTGCTTCTTCTGGAGATGCGGGCGTAAGATTCCAAGTTTCCGGTGTTGCTACTAACTGGAGCGCAGGACTCGACAATAGCGATTCAGATGCTTTTGTTATCTCTGGAGACAATGCGATTGGTACAGCTAATGCGATGCGTATCGACCACACTACCTTAGATATACAGTTTCCAGGTGGAAACGTAGACATCACAGCAGGTAACCTAACAGTTAGCGGCTCTATTACCGCCGACGACATCGTTGAAAACATAACAGGTATAACCTTCTCTCAAAGCCCTATTCTTCAATCAGCAGCAAATACAGGAGCAGCCCCTTCCGGTGCTACTGGTGACGTTAACGTGATGATGATCCAAGGTGGTCTTGTCATGGAGCAATTCATCCTAGGTGCTGGTCAAACGATCATCGCTCCTAGAATGACATCTACAGGTCTCCTTACTTCTCTTGACCTAACCAACGCTGAAGGTGCCGAGTACAACTTCGGAGCGGCTCTAAGCAACTCACCTTTTGCATTCACCATCGGAACAAGCCCGGCTTTCTATATCGAGCTAGCAGTCAACGCGGCAGACGTAGGAGGCCTAGATCCTTTCGTTGTAGGTTTCAGAAAGGCGCAGGCAAACGCTGCTACTTTCACCGACTACACCGATTTTGCAACAATCGGAGCAAGAGCAACAACCGCAGCAGACGTTATCGTCCTTCAAACAGACCTTAACAACGCTGGTGAGACAATCACCAACACAACAGACGCGTGGACAGATGGTCAGACAAAGACACTGAAAGTTCTCGTTTCTGCAGCTGGTGTTGTGACCTATACAATCGACGGGCTTGCTCCTACTGTTACAGCGGCCTTTACATTTGATAACGCGGACGTAGTTGTACCTTTCATCCGACATGAGTTCGGCGCTACTACACCGGGAGCTATCAACTGGGTATCTCTAGCAATTGGTTTTCAATAACCATTAAGGATTTGAGGTAACAAATGGCATTCGGAAGAAGAGCACAATGGGAAGCCATCCGCACAAGGGCGGCTTCCACTTTCAACGGGTCTTATCAAACGTTTGGGTCAGTGCTTGCACATCCCGCCGTTTTGCTTAAGATCATCAACAACACAAACGTTGATGTAACCGTATCGCTGGACGGAACGACAGACCAGATTTTCATTCCGGACGGTACTTTTACGCTTTACGATATTAATACTAACCATCAAGATGAAAACATCTTCGCAGCCGCAGCCGGTACGCAATTCTATGTGAAGGGCGCAAACGGAACAGGAGACGTTTATCTTGAGGTAGTTTATAGCTATAGGGTGTAGATGAGCCAAGCTGGTGCTTTAAGTTCAGGGGGTAGCGGAGGGTCGCCGATCGAGCAAATCGATGCCGATACGGGAAGCGCTACCCCAGTGGCGGGAGTAATAAATCTCCTTGGTGATTCTAATAGTGATAACGTCACCGAGGGGATAACTACTGCAGCCAGTGGAAACACTGTAACCGTTCTTTTAACCAATCGCATCGAGGGTTCTAATACCACAGTAGGCGCGACAACGGAGACGGTGAACAGTTACAACTTACCCGCTGTTGCAGGCTCTTATCAGGTATTCACGCAAATAAGCGGCTATGAGTCTACAGGGCCGGGCTATGCAGGGATAACGATTCAAGGGTGTGTTGGTACTACAGGAGCAGCAACAGCTCTTGTGGGTGTTCCTACGATCAACTACACTGCATCCGCTGCTCTCGGTGCGATCGTCGCTGAGTTATCAGTATCTGGTAACCAGCTGATGGTTGACGTTACAGGCGTTGCAGGATTGACTATAGATTGGGTTGCTTTAACACATTTCACGGTGGCTAGCTAATGGCTGGAAATTTCAATGGTACAATTTACGGAGATAACGTAGATTTTAGTGGTGGTACTCCAATCACAGGAAAAGTAACCACGGATGGACAGCTACTTATCGGTGCTACTGCCGCTCCTAATATTAGGGTGGCTACGCTTACTGAAGGCACTGGAATAGACATTGTAAACGCTGCAGGCAGCATTACAATCAGCTTCGATGGAAGCGAAGTACCCACCATCCCTCTCAGTTTCCCTACAGATTCTGGAACAGCAACACCAGCCGCAAATGCTCTAACAGTCGCTGGTGGAACTGGAATGAACACTTCCGGAGCTGCTGCTACCGTCACTATCAATCTCGACGTACCTGTTGACGAGACAAATGGCGGAACTGCGCAGACCACATATGCAACGGGCGATATCCTATATGCCTCTGCTGCTGATACGCTCTCTAAGCTCACTATAGGAAGCGCCGGAGAAGTTCTAACTGTCACTGGTGGCGTCCCTACGTGGGAACCTGCAGCAGGAGGGGCAATCACTTGGAACGAAGTAACAGGAACGTCTCAAAACGCAGCTGTTAACAACGCATACATAGCAAACAATGGATCTCTAGTCACTATTACTCTTCCTTCTACTTTTGCAGTCGGTGATATTGTTTGGGTAGTCGGTAAAGGATCTGGTCTTTGGAGATTAGCTGCAAATACAGGTGATACAATTCACTTTGGTAGCCAAGACACAACAGCTGGAGGATCACTTACTGCAACGAACCGATATGATGCAGTGCAAGTGGTTGGGATGACAGCAAATAGTGATTGGGTCTGTACAGGAATTTCTCAAGGTAATTTAACGGTAGCTTAGTGGCAACACAGAACAAAGTAAATAACAGTCTTGGAACCACATCCTACGCGGTAATATGTGGTGGTACCACTGCTAGCGGAGCAGTTCAACCAGTTGCATCAGTTGGAACAAGCGGCCAAGTTCTAAAATCAAATGGGGCTGCTGCGCTTCCATCTTTTCAAGATATCACAGGTCAGGGCGCATTAGTACAAATTGGAGCAACGCAAACAGCTAGCAACTCAGCCACCATAGATTTCACATCTGGTATAGACACAACTTATGACACCTATCTTGTGGTGTGTTCAAATGTTGTCCCTGCATCTGCCACAGGGTTTTTTGCTAGATTTTCAGTCGATGGTGGAAGCAATTATTTATCAACGAATTATCAATCGGGATCTATCTTTCATACCTACAACTCAGCAACTGTTTTCAATGATAACTCTACAAGCGGTATACAACTTTCTGGCGGCCAAGTGACGACATCCACTGTTGGGATAAGTGTTTGGGTTTGGTTTTATGGTTTAGCTACATCAAACCAACCTAAAGTGTATGCAATAGGTTACTGGAATAATGGAGGGCCTGTTTCTGGTAGATACATAACCAAAAACACAACAACTTCAGGTGTTAATGCTCTTCGATTTGCTATGAATACAGGTAATATAAGCTCTGGAAGTTTTACTCTTTTTGGTTTAAGAAAGTAGGTATATGGCAACACAAAATAGTGTAAATAACAGCTTAGGAACAACTGCATATGCTGTGATTTGCGGAGGAACAACCGCCACTGGAGCAGTTCAGCCAATAGCCTCTTTAGGTTCAAGTGGTCAAGTTCTTACCTCCAATGGAGCAGGCGCTCTTCCTACAATGCAAACAGCTCCTACAGCTGGCGGTATTGTACTAATTGAGACACAAACAGCTTCAAGCTCAGCAAACTTAAGTTTCACAACCGGAATTTCTTCGACTTATACTTCATACTTATTTGTGTTGAACTCAGTCATACCTGCAACGAATGCTCAAGTTCTGAATCTCACCTTCTCTGTAGATGGAGGATCTAACTATCTTGCAACGAACTATCTAGCTGGAGTCAACACCAACGCTTACAACAGTGCTACGATTTCGAACGCAAACTCAACGACAACTATCCCTCTTACAGGATCACAAGTAAACACTGCTGCAATCGGGGTGAGTGGAAATATTTATTTATACAATATCACCACTGCAAACAATCCAGAAATGGTTTCCAATATCAATTGGAATGACGGCACAACTAGATTCGCTGTGGGAATTGCTAGCAACTCAACTACTTCAGGAGTAAATGCATTCCGATTTGCTTTCGCCAGCGGAAACATCTCCTCAGGAACAATTTCACTGTATGGAATTACAAAATGAGCAGCCCACTCAACAACCAACGTCAAGCCAAGCTCGAGAAATATTTCTACGTCCCGTTTGTTCAAAGGACATTCGAGCCTAGAGGCGCTTCTCCTCTTCTTTCAACAGATGTTAAGAACCCCCAAACGAACAAGTTCTACGACGTTGGTACGATTTGGTTAGATACGACGGCTGGAGACTTCTACATTCTTGAGAGTATCGATGACACGGCTCGCTGGGTGATCATTGCGGGATCTGGAACAAACCCAACCTCTCTCGATGCAGATGACGGCAACACCGCGGCTCCTTCCGGTGGTATCATCAGTGTATTCGGAAACGTAGTAGCTAACGCAACACACGCGAAAGCAGTCTTCACCCGTGCAGATATAGCCAACACTCTCGATATAGACGTTCAGGTCGCAAATGACATAGCCTCTACAGACGTCACGAAGGTAGGTCTTGCAGCATTCGATAGCTCTCAATTCACAGTTGACGCCAATGGATTCGTTCAACTTGTTGGTTCTGGAGCAGGAATACAACTTATAAACACCGATGACGGCTCTCAAGTCATTCCAGATGGTGGTGGTGAGATTAGCTCAATTGGTAACGTTGTCGCCAACGGAACGCATGCTAAAGCGGTATACTTTCATCGTGATTCGGTCACAACAAACGAGCTTGACTTAGACGTTCAAATATCGGCTGCAATTGCCGCAACAGATGTAACAAGCGTCGGACTAGCAGCCTTTAACGACGCACAATTTTCGGTAGATGCAAATGGTTTCGTTTCGCTTACAGGTGGTATTACTCCTCCTACTCTTGGTCTTACTCCTGACGCTTTTACCGGTCCGGGCACTGATCCTGTTGTTCCCGACGGATCGGGAAACATCGATGTTACAGGAGTTCAAGTCGCTACTGGAACAACAGCACAGGGACTTCGCACAAACTCGACAGCCGCAAACCAACTTAGATTAGAGATACAGCGATCTACATCGAATGCAACTACCAACGCCGATCTAAATGGTATTTCTCACTTCGACAATGACTATTTCACCGTAGACGGAAACGCTTTCGTCTCATTGACAGGCATTTCCTCTTTCTTCTGGATCGAGGTCACGGGAACATCTGATAGCATGGTTGTAAACCGCGGCTACGTAGCCAACAACGCTGGCCTTGTCACGCTCACTTTGCCCGTCACTGCAGCTTTCGGAACAGTCATCAGAGTCGCAGGAAAGGGCGCAGGACTGTGGCGTATCGCCCAGAACGCCTCACAGCAAATACACGTTGGCTCTGTAAGCACAACCGCAGGCGTAGGCGGCCGTATCGACGCAGCAGATAGAAGAGATTGTATAGAGCTTCTCTGCATTGTAGCCGATACAGAATGGGAAACACTCAGCTCAGTTGGAACGCTCACTATCACTTAAAGGAAAATTATGGCAGTTAACAACAGCAGCAACTTAAGGCAAATCGACACCGACAGCGGTAGCGCAATCGTCACGGCAGCCGTCCCTAATTGGGAAGTGGTTGGTGGTACAGGCATATCAACAAGCGCCAGCGGCAATACGATCACCATCACTAACACCGCTGGAGCCTCTTCTCTTGTTCAGCAGGTACGCGCTCAGAGCAACGCTTCTGTAAGCACTACTAAAACTCTTTCTTCAACTACAACGACTCCAACAACATCAAACACTGATCTTGTTTTATCAGCTACCATTACACCTACAAGCGCATCAAACTTTCTTGTGATCGACTTCATAACACCTTATAGCGCTGATACAGACGGAGTTATTCAATTTTGCTTATTTCAAGGGACAACTTTCTTAACTGGTTTTCCCATGTGGCAAAATGGAGCTAGCGTTGGAGCGGAAAGAAACACATATATGAATTTCACTTACTACTTACAAGCTCCTTCTACATCAGCAACAACATATAACGTATATTGGGCCTCCTCTGCTGGAGCTACTTTAAGGACACTCCAAAACTCAAGCGGAACATCCTTTTATAATGGCTCAAATACAAAAACACAGATTATCATCACGGAGATCGCCGTATGAAATCCTTATCACTTTTTCTTACACTTGCAATACTCACTGGATGCGGTTTAAACGTGGCAATACGCGCAGGCATTGACATCGACCCAAGCATTGAAAGATTAACTAACGACATCCGTCAAATAATGGATGAGCAAAAAGGGGACAAAGAATGAGAAAGCAGACAATGGCAGATCGCATGGACGAATCACTTGGCATGCGAAGAGGAAAAGAGTCAAAGAAAAAGCAAAGCTACAAGTCTCGCCGTGACGAGTCTAAGGGCGCTAAAAAGAAGAAGAAGGGCTGCAAATGAAAGCGACAAAGTCTAAGAAGTACAGCATCAAAGACGTAAAGAAAGGCATTAAGCGTGGCGGTGAGCCGGGCTTCTCAATGCAGACAGGCGGACTTGATTACGAGAAAGGCGACAAGCCTGCTGGTAAAAAGAAAGTAGCTAAGAAGAAGAAAAAGCGCTAAGGGCTTAAGTCTACTTTCTTACCTGTTTGGCTATAGATGTAGGTCTCAGCGGCCTGCTCGATGTAGTTATCGTGTCCGAGCCAATAGCCGGAGGCAACACCGACGACGCCAGCGGCAATAGTGCTCCCAATAGTCCAATAAATAAAGTTACCAGCATTCATAGTCCCTCCTGTTGGTAACTTCCACCATATTCATCCAAGACTTTTAAGGCAAATTAGCCCTCTTTGCAAAAAAGGGCTAAAAGGCTAAGATCAGATTAAGTATTTTTCATTAGTTTTCCTTGGGGAAGGGCCGTCGCAACGCGGCCCTTCTTTTTTACTTACGAACCCGAATGGTGAAACGCACTGTTTCAGGGTTGCGGTACTTCTCCAAGTCGATATTCTTAAGCTCTGGAATCTCCTTATAGTTGATAGATCCCAAAGACTTTGACCTAACAAAAGAGAGATGCTTTCCGTAGGATTTCTCCTCCACGCAGCGCTCCTCAAATCTCTTGCGGATCTCCTCTTTCTTCTCTTCAAGCGATGAGATTGTATCGAGAAGAGCCAAGTATTCCAGCTCTAGGCGCTCTGTCTCTTCGTCTGTGAGGAGATTGGTTGGAGGGGTATCATTCATCACGCTTTGCCAGAAAGCCTCTTCTAGCTCGTTTAAACGCGAAATATAGGCATCGTCGCGTGCTATCAGCATTGAGAATCCTTCCTCGTCAAAACCGTTACGAAACCAGAAATAAAGCACTACCGAAGGAGAGCCTGTCACAGCCATTTGATGTTGGCACTGTGCATAGTAGTAGTCAGGAGGTGTTTTAGTCTCCTTAAGCTTATTGTAGCGGTCATATGTGAAGGGGCATTTTATCTCCACATAGAGGCTCTTATCGGGTGAAACGCCATCAAGAGAGGCCATTTGCCAAGGGCGCTCAGGAGAAAAAACAACATCGGGAAGCACGAAGCATCCTCTCTCTCTCTCAAAGAAGCGTCTTGCGTCCTCTTCTGAACGCTGTCCATGTTCCATTGCAGCATTCATCTCAGGCTCTGGCCTTCGATTCGTTTTGATTTCCCAAAGCTCGTGAAGGGGCATGTATCCACACCCCATGATTACCGCTGCATCAGAGGAACCGACTTTGGTTTTCCTTAGTGCTTTCCACTCATCAGATCCCTGTTTCATTTGTAACCTCAACTGTTTCCTTTTGAACCTTAAGAGCTTGCAGATATTTTACCACATTCTCCACGTCTTTAGCAGGGATATTATCCAGTGCTTTGTAACGTGTGAGCAGGTTGTCTCTTGCCTTTGTGAACTCTTCGCAAAGTGAGGTAACGAGTGCTAATTGCTCCTCGCCGATCTTCTCTTCTGGAATCGGCTCAACAGTGATAGCAGGCTCTTTGATCTCTTCTGCTTCATCGGGATCATAGACCACGCTGCTAAGGACATCGGGGAAGTGCACTCTTTGCAATAGAGAGATGCAACGAGCAAAGAGCATCTCTTTCGTGTGCTTCTTCCAATTGTCCTTGTTTAGGAGGCCCGCCATCGCTGCTTCGTCGATCCCGTAGGATACCTCTTCGCCCTTGGTTTCGCCCTTACGGATACCCTTAAGACGGCAAACTTTGTTCGTCCACTCGACAATCTCAACGCGGTGTCCGTGCTTCCTAATCATGCGATTTCTAGCATCAGCAGAGAGCGTTGGCCTTCCACTAACCAGATAGAGACCCTCCAGAGATTCGATAGGAGATAATCCCATATCGCGCCCTTTCATCAACAGCATCAGGATTTCCCCTGGCTTTTTACCAGCATGTTGAGGCATCGCCTGAACCAGCTTGGCAAAAGCAGAGAGCTGTTCTACGATCTGCAAGTCTCGTGTGATAGGTACAAGTTCATTATCCATTAGAACGCTCCTTCTTTGATGGCTCTTAATACGCCTACGGCAGCGATGAAATATTTAGCGTCGCAGTTTAGGATCTCAATTATGTTCTCAGCTTGTACCATCTCCTCTTGAGAGACAGGCTTATCAAGCGCCTTTTCCCTAGCTTCAAAAGTGTATTTCATGTGTAGTCTCCTTGTTTTTGTTATACGATAAGCATAACGAAACCACAGGATTTGCACAAGCATTTTCTTGTCTATTGCCAAAAAATGTTAGAAATTCTAATATCGTTATGCTATGGGCAGACCTAAAATTGTAAAATCTCCTTTAATGCAGCACTTGGTTGATTTAGACATAACGCTTGATAAATTCGCCAAGAAACATAAGCTGAACCCCACTACATTCAGACTCGTCTTAGGAGGCCACTACAGGCCATCTAAAGAGCTTCTTAAGCGCATTTTGGAAGCTTATGGGGGTAAGTTCACAGAGGAACAAGTCCTCAACATATTCAAGAAGCGAAGGAATAAAGACAACATCGTCAAGACCCGCGTTTCTTATTCCGATTACCTCTACCTTCAAAGCGTAGCCCTTAAAAAATCGACCGATATTTCCTCATTAGTTTATGATGCGATAAACAAAAGCTACCTACGAAAAATGAGGGAATATGACACCCCCAAGCTCACCGCGAAAAGTAACTCTAAGCGAAAATGATCTCATCTGGAAGATGTACGAAGATGGACTCTCTCCAAAAGAAATTGCAGAGAAGTTTGCCAAGAGAGAACTCACCGAAGAGAAAATTCGCGCAATCATCGTCACAATGAAGTTTACATATATCCACTGATTCGTTATGTTTTTTGACCTAACACTAAACCAGTGGGACAACATGCATAGAATCCAAACATTGAAAGCGACATATGGCTATACTCAAGAAACACATACCATCATTACGTCAACAGGTTCGCAGAAAAACAGCGTACTATCACAGTCGGTTACTGAGAAAATCGAAGTCTTGCTTAGTCAAGGATTTTGCGCCTATGATATCTCGCGCGCTCTCAACGTCGCCGTTGACCGCGTACAAAATATCGAAATCAGCCTAGAGGAAAAAGTATTCAATAAAGCTGTTCTCGGAAAAGTTGACAAAGAAAACTAAAAGGAGCAAGAGATGGATAGATACGAAGAACTCAAAGAATTCTACAAAAAAGCCTCAGACCCTTTAACGTTCTTCGATTATACACCTATTCTTGTCCTGAAGTTGACGGAGTTCATTTTGGAGGAATTTTCAGAAGATAGATTCTTCCAAGAAGAAGAAAACGAAGAGGAAGACGAACCTCACTTCGACTACTTCTTTGAGAAGTTCGAGGCAAAGCTTCCAGATCACAGCTCTAAGATTTTGCACTTTGGAGATTGTTCAGAGTGCTTTTTAAAAGGATGCAGAGAACTTGAGACGCGCTGCAAAAGATGCGGACGTCTCGTCTGCACATCAACGCAAAACAAGGAAAAAAAATGAAACTTTTAGCACTTTTAGCCACATTAAGCCTTCTTAGCGGTTGCGCTCCATTTTCTGGATTCGCAGTAACTAGCGGCATCTCTACAGCGAGCTATAAATCCATGGAAGCTGACAACCTTTCTGATAATGGGAAAACGTTCCTAATTATGCAGTTAGACCAGAGATACCAGGCAAAGGAAACATCACCAAAAGAGTAAATGCCGTTTTGGCGCATCCGCTGGCTTTCTCGATTTAAAGTCAGCGGGTTAAACATGAGGAGAAGAAATGAAAGAATATGACAAATACGTATTATCAGTGGTCGGCGTTATCGTCGCAGTTGCGCTATATGTTTACTTTTTTGTAGTGTGAGGAATATGCAACCTGTAAATCGTAGCTATCCTACAGCGCACTACGAATTGTATGGAGACCTTATGAAAGGTCTTCCTATGAAAGCATGTAGTGAAAAATATACTCTTTCGGAAGCTCAGATAGTAAGTATTTTTTATAACGTCACTAGAGAGTCGAAGGGGCTTCCTCCTCTCGATCCCAGTCCCCGTATTGTTCGGCCAATGAGCGGAAGAGTTTTTGCAATGGAGTTACCTGATGATGATCCCCCCAACTGAAGTTGAATGGCGCATTCATCGTGAAGTTTGTGAAAATCATCCAGTTTACCTCATAGCAAAAAACTACTCTCTCACTCAGGAAAAAGTTATCGAAATTTATTGCAAATGTCTTTCTTGGAGAGAGTCTGAAGAAGGCGAACTCGTCCGAAACTACTCAAACAACCGCCGTAGATACCGCAGGCATTGATGAAAATCTCAAAAAGCTATTTCTTATCATCCGACCATGTCGGAGATAGTCCCCGATCATGTAGATATCGATCATTCGAAGTTTGCTTCAAAGTCCTTAGATCATCCGATTTAGATTTAGAACTCACATGTGTAGCAAAAGCGTCTAATCTTTCGTTATCGGAAACCCTGAAAATCGCCTCCTTCCTAAGAAAATGGACGCGCTTCGAAAGCATTCGCAAAGACTACTTCTACAAACTTGAGAACATCCTAAGGCAGTAATTTGGACATATTTCGGACATTTGGCCATTTATTGTCCGATAAGCTGCCAAAAGTGGCCGTATTCCGACGTTTTGGCGGAATATGCTGGATAATACGACGGATTTGGCTGAGTTGTCAGGAAAAACTGGACAACTCAAAATCCAGATACTCGCTGAGGGCGAGCAACTGTTCGGTTTTTCCGTACAGTTCAAAGCCAACTAGTAAGGATGACTTACCAGTTGGCCGTTTCTTAGAGAAGAACCGTTATTAGTAGTGATCCAGCGACCTTTAAAATTTTAATTGTTGCCGCTGGTAAAAGTTCCGTTAACAATTTTTTAATGATCTTCGCCGAAAGCCGAGAGACTTTGAAGAAGAATGCATTTTGTCGATCGAGCAGAGCCCTTGAGACTTTGCTAACCACGAGCTCCGTTTTAGATTGAGAGCCCTCTTTAACGGCTGCTACGACTTTTTGTGCAACCTCTGCGTGCCTTACGACTTCCTCGTGAGGCAAGTTCCCATAAATGGAAACATAGTTATTGTTTGTTATGTTTGGGGTCATCGCGACCTCCTTACAGAGCGGTTGTACTCTGTAATAATATTTTACCAATTAAATGAATTTCTCGTAATTGATTTAATTCCAGATGCTTGAGATACTTATTGGCGCAATGCCCAGCGATGCTGTTCCAACCTATGCGATGCCTAGCTATCCTGTGCGATGCCTAGCCAAGCAATGCGCACCTTAGCATAGCTTACCAATGCATATCGGTGCAGACCAATGCAATTCAATGGAGCCGGACAATCGGAACCGGACATAGCCCCTTCAGAAATGAGGGGGCATTTTTTTGTTGGCATAAATATCCTAACGTTATATCATTGTCCGCAGTCCTTAACAAATAAGGGCAAAGGAAGATGAAAATGAATAACTTAAAGAAATACAAAATCACCATTGAAGGCGTAACGCCTATAATCATGCACAACTCTGATGCTGCTTCCCCCTTCTCAAAATACATGGAAGAGAGGAAGTCAATCACATCGAAGGGGTCAAAGAAAAGCGATGAGCAGGTAAAGCGCCTGAGCGAGATCCAGTTTCTAGAGAGCCTCTATTTCACCGAAGAGCTTGGGCTTTTTTTACCTAGCGAAAACATCCAGCGCATGCTTTTAGAAGCTTGCAGGCGCACAGAAAAGCTTCGAGAAAGCCGTATGTATTTCTCTGGAATCTCTGAAATTGGCCATCCACTTGGCTTCTCCTTGAAGACAGAAAATTGCAAAGATATTCAGGCGCTTTTGAAAGATCCAAAGAATAAGTATACAAAAATGGTCGTCATTCAAAAAAACCGTGTCTCATCAGTAAGAGCAATTTTCAATATGTGGGAATGCATGATTGAAGTTGAGATCGACACTGAAACTTTAAACCCGGCACAACTTGAAAAATGGTTTTGCACAGCGGGAAAGTTTTGCGGTCTAGGAGCAAGAAGGCCAAGCGGGCCAACTCCCGGACTTTATGGCCGTTTTATAGTAACAAATTTTAAAGAGGTGAACTAATGATTATGCTTGAAGATTTCGAAGAAATTTCTATTGAGCCTCGTCCAGATAACGATGAGCTATCCAAGAGGCAAACTCTTTTGGCAAGGATGAAAGAAGCACGATGCCTTGATTATGGCATTACTTTAGAAGAATCTTTGCTCGAAGACCTGCTCGACATGAAAAAATCGGAAGTTAGCGAAACAGAGTGGAACTTAGCTTTGCTTCAGATTTACGGTGCTCTTCTGAATGCGGGATTTTTCTCCACGAGAAGGGGAAAAAAAGGAGCACTTTATATTCATGAAGTTGAGGAAATGCCCCATGTTTCTTCCGAGAAAAACAGAAGCTCTTTGCAGAAGCTTAAACTTCGGCAGCGCGCACTTTTCAGAGCGCCTTACGATACAAATGAAGAGCTGCAAAAGATTTTCGAATTTGAAACGAACAGGAATGCTAAAATCATGTTGCATGATTCTGTACTGTTGAAGGAGCGTTTGAGGTAATGGACTGGTATCAAATTGCTGCTCTATGCATTTCTGGATTAGGATCAATTGTAGCTGTCCTTATTTGGTCTTGGTCAGAGAACAGAAATGTCGAAAGACATAGACAAACAGAATTGATGGCTATATTGGGAATCGTTGACTCGATTCGCCAAGATGTAAAAGATTTTCATGGACGCTTATGCTCACTAGAAGAGCGTCGTAAAGGAGAAAAATAATGGACTGGATACAAGTACTCACAATCATAATCTCAAACTTCGTACTTTTTCTTTGGGCACGATCTGAATCTAGGGAAGATACTAGAATGATACTAGGAATGGTTGATGCCATTCAAAAAGAAATTAAAGACTTCCATGGCAGGCTATGTGCTATTGAAGAAAGGAATAAAAAATCATAGCATAGCAGTGCGATGCGAAGCGTTGCGATGCTTAGCGATGCAGTGCGTACCTGAGCAGAGCTGAGCAAATCTTGCCAAATCTTAGGAGCCGGAAAATAGTGGCCGGACGCCCCTCTTCGGAGGGGCATAATTTTTTACTTAAACATCTTTTTCAGCATCTGAAAATAAGCGCCGAGAGCTAAGAAAATAACTATTGCTAAAGAAAGAGTAGGCCCAATCCAGTACACTAAAAAATCTTCAATCATCCTTTTCTCCTTTCTTAGCATTCGAAATGAAATAGTCGCACTTCCATTCTTTAGGAGCGAACGATGCGTAGCTTTGCGAATACTCGTCTGCCTTAGCCGTCCAACGATAGCAGTTCTCTTTGAGAGGACATTGTGTGTTAATACACTTGGTGATATCCAAATCTCACTCCATCGTTTTTGCGAGTTGAGAAAAATATATGTAAGCTAAAGCAATGACGAACAGTCCCCATAAAAGCTCAGTACCTATGAATTCTTGAATCATCTCCAAATCCTATTCAAATTTCACCTTGCATGATTCGGTATAAGTATTTATTAGCTTCCTTTTCACTTTCAAAACCGTCTTCAATTACAATGCGTCCATATTCTTCTAATAAACCGAAGTGACATACAATCTCATATCGTAAATTTCTATCCTGAGTGTCTTCAATCATTGCACTAACAGCAATGATTTCAACAATACTCATGGAATACCAATCACCATTAACATCTTTGATAAATCCGTTTCTAATCATTTCCAAATCCTATCCAAATCGACTTCCTCTCGAATCAACCTTCGGATCTCCTCGCAGAACGCCGCGTGCTTATCATCAGGCTCTTCATACTTCAGCTTGCTTCTGCAAAGCTGATCGATCTCAAAGAGCAGCCCTGCCATATCGCGCGCGTGAAGCGCCAGTAGCGCATCTTGCTCGTCAAAATAGCGGAATGCAAACTCGGGGTGGCGCTCTTCAGTCATTTTTCTTCTCCGGGAATGCTGGAAATCTCATCCAGTAAATAATCTCTTCTTCGACTAATCCACAGCAGTAACGGCAAAACCAAAAGCCTTTAGGTTTTTTGGTGTAAAAAGCTTCGCCATTCTCCTTAAGGAATTTCGACTCGTTAGAATATCGAGCGACACTTATCTCTTGATCTTTGTTTATAACGATAACCCACTCGAAGTTTTCGGGTAGCGCCTCTGAGGCTTTCACCCATTCTCCGAAATTAGTCATCTTCTCGTGCCTCAATATTCGACCAGTATTTGATATCCTCAGTCTTCAGCATCGTAAAGAATCCATAGACTCTAGCACCCTCCGGATTGAATCCCAGCTCCACAATCCAAGGCATAGGATGGTCGGGGAAGTAGCTACAAACGAAGTGGTTGCCTACCTTGTCTTCAGCAATAACCTCTTGTGCCCATCTTGGCAGCTCTTGTTCAGGTGTTTGCCAGTGCATTTAAGTCTCCTTTTTAACTTTTACTGTTGCCCATAGATACATGAGAATCATGCCCTTGCATAGCTCTCCAGTAAGCCATATCGTCAAAATGTATGGATTGCCTGCGTAAGCGATTAGCGCTGTCTGAACAATGACAAACAGCAGGAAAGCGAAAACGCCGTAGAAATCAATGGTGATTCTCATGACTCCTCTCCAGACTCTGCTTTCTCCCTCTCTTCCGAAGATTCAGAAGGGCTCATCTCATCAACAGGCGTAGGGTTTAAGCTTGTGCCCCTTTCCTCCGGCGATAGATCGGCAAGAGGAGAAACGCTCTTGTAGTTCGGCATCTGTGACACGTCGCGCTCTTCTAGGCCAGCATTCAATCTGGTCACATCGTTGATTTGATGGATGAAAGTTTGCCCCGAATCACGCACTCGGACGGCAGTTAGCCAATAAATTTGCATGTTAGGACTGGCACCCGGTCGAAGATCGAGCATGCGATAGCCATTTCGGCCGAAAACCTGTGTCAATATAGGCAGCTCGCTCAAATAGACTCGCGATGAAAAAATGTCGATTTCTGGTTGTGGGTACATTGTCTCCTCTAAGTGGTTTTGTAGTATTCGTAGCTTTTAACTGGATTGACATACGGGCCGAACGTCTCCCGCATGCGCATATTCTTCTTCTCTTCCTCTTCTAGTCGCTGCAGGAAATTCTCGATCTTTGCGGCGGTAATCCAGAACTTTTGAGGAGGATTTTCCCACGAGGCAGCCTGCACGCTGATGACGCGGTAGCCGAGCTGACCTATCGCAACCGTCATCCTCTCTAGATCGCATTCTCCCACCAGAGCGTGATGAACGTAAACAGCAGGAGGCTTATCGTGCATCGTCGGGGCGCCCATATACTCTCCTCATCGTTTTAACGTGCTTCTTCAAGGAGGTGATGAATCCCTCTATTTCCTCATCGCTGCTGTCTTGCTCCACGAGAAGATGCGCCGAATGTAAGCATAGTGCGTTAAGAATGACGTCAATACGTCGCTCTCTGAACATCTCGCTCATCGTATCGTATAATTGTGAAAAGTCTTCTAAAATGAAGTCAGGTAGATCGCTTATATTTTTCTCGCCCATTTCTGAATGATAACGTTACGAGAAAATTTCCGCAAGAAAAAGGGGAAGCGTTTAGCTCCCCCCAAACAAAAACAAGAGGCTCAAAAACCTTTATTTCAGAGACTCGCCCTCCATTTTCCATAGTGCAGAAAAAAAAA